TTGCTTCAGCAAGCATTTTTGGAGTAGATAGATTCTTATTTGCAACTGCCATTTCATCAAATGTCCTACCAGCCAGTGATTCTTTATTTGCAACTCTTAAAATTGCTCTAACAAAGTTTCTAGCATCTGCATCATTGACTCCTTGAATTCTTAAAGTAAGGTATTTTTGCTGTGCTTGTTGTAGTGCTCCTTGAATATCTGAACTCTTCATAGATTCAACTAATTTAGATAATGGATCTTCTTCTCCAAGACCACGAATTGATTCAGCAAATCTATCTACTGAAGTTTTTCCATCTTCTGATGCTGCTGATGCTTCTGGGAGACTTACCTTTCCAATTTCAGAAACTTTTGCTCCAAGCATTTCTACTTCTAAACTTCCAGATGTCATAGATGCCTTAATTGCATCCCCTGCATCCTTTGCTGCTTGAGAAACATCTTTAAACTTGCCAGCAATTACACCAAGTGTTGCTCCAATTGCTAAACCTGCGGGACCAAACATAGCACCCATAGATGCTCCCATAAGACCCATACCTAATGCTGAGTCCATTCCAACCATCATACTACCCATACCAGCAGCCATACCTGCACCCATAGCAATTTTTCCACCACGACCCATAGATCTTCCTGGTCCCATTGCATTTTCTTTTTCTCTTAATGCAGATGCTTGAAGGGCTGCAATTAACTTTCCCTTAGCATTAATTAATTCATAGGTTATTACGCCATCTTTTCCTTCGGCAACAATTACTTTCTCTACTGCAGCAATTTGCTCTGCTGTAAGGGCTTTAAATATTCCAAGTCTGGTTTGTCTATCAATACCCTCTTTTTGAAGAATTCCAGAAAGTTTTTTCTCACCTAGAAACATGTTCTTTTTAGATAAAACTTCTTTTTCAGTTGATGTAGTTAATTTAGCAGTTGCTCCTGTTGCTTCCTCTATTTTAACAATATACCCATCTAATGCTGAGGATGCAACAACATGTGATCTTTCTACCTTTCCAAATCCCTTACTTACCATTCTTAACATGGTTGTAGTTCCAGTTGAGAACCTTTGTGCTGCAGCCCTAATAGTCCATCCAGTTTTATCCATAGCATCATTTAATGCAGGAATAGTTGAATAAATTCTTCTAGACTCATTAGTAGCAATTTGAAGATTATTTGCAAAGACCTCTGTTGTTGATGCACCCTTGGCTAAAGCAGCATTCTGTCTTTGTATTTGCTGTAAGGTTAATCTTTTAAATTCCTCTTCTTGATCAAACAAGGCATTTATTTTAAGTTGATGTTCCTCGTTTACTGCTCTAATTTTAGCAGCACTTTTTCCTGCACCAGAAAGAGCAGTTATATATTCTTCTTGTAATATCTTATATTTAGATACAAATTCTGATTCTGAAGATGTAAGCATTTGAAGACCAGCAATATGTCTTGCCTCTAACTCAATCATTTTTTCTCTAGATATAATAAGTTGCTCAGTTTGAGCAGTAGAAAGACCTATACTTTTTCCCTGTTTTAATAAAGCAGATTTTTCTGCTGGATTAGAATACATAAGTTCTGTATTTTTAAATGCTCCTTGACTTTGAGCAGACTTTAGACTACTATCAATCATCAATGTTCCAGAAACGGCTCTTCTATCAACAGTTGTAGCCTGTCCTGTTCCACTAACATTTGCTACCTGTGAGTTAAAGAATCTACTCTGCTTTCCTCCAGGAACAACTGGAGGAACTGGAGAAACCATAGGTGCTGTAGATGCTGCAGTAGTAGCAGTTCTAGTTGCAGATACTGATCTTAATTGACTTTCTAATTGCTTTAATAATGCAATTTGCTCTTCAATTGCCTGATTTGCAATCTTAGCACTCTCGGCTACAGAAATATTTTCTTTACCAAATATCTCTTCTGCTCTAGCAGCAACTGTGCTTTCTTCTGTAATATGCTGGAAATGTCTACCTAATACTGATAATGGATTAATTCCATTTCTAATAGCATTAAAGAAGGTAATAAAATTACTTCCCGCTTTCATAAAGTAACCAACAAGGTTTCCTAAAAGACCAGTAATCATAATTACAGGACCAACAACAATAGTTAAACCTAATAATAATTTCAAAAGGGTTTTTATTGGTTTAGGAGCATCATTAATTGCATCAATAAATGACTTTACATTCTGTAAAATGCTATTAAATATTTTTAATGATGTCTCTCCAAATGGGATGAGTGCATTCTTAATATCTTGAATAGCAATCTTAAATTGACCAGATGCAGATTGTTGAATTTTCTTTGTCTGTTCATCTGCAATTCCCGCTAATTCACCTGCAGATAGACCCATCATTTCAACAACTTTTGCTGACTGTGTTCCTGTTTTATTAAAGTTATCCATCAGTGCCGACATACGAGAAAACTGGAACTTACCGAATAGTTCTGCAATTGCTCTCTGTCTATCAAGTGGTGCTAACTTGTCCAATTCTTGTTGTAGTGTTGTAAGCATTCCAACGAGATTGCCCGCATTTGCATCAACAATACCCTTAATATTAATTCCAAAGCCAGTTAATCTTTCTTGAGCAGCCTTTGTAGGATTAATCAATCTACCCATAGATGTTTTGATTGCGTTTGCTGCTTCACCTGCAGGGACACCACCCTCTTTAAGTGCTGTAAGAATTGCAACCATGTCCTTGTATGATCCACCAAGACCACGAATAACTGGACCAACACGAGGGACTGCTTCAATAAGGTCTGCCATGCTTGTGGATGTAGCAGCCTGAGCAGCATTGAAGAAGTTTACTGACTCTGTAAGTTGATTATTATCTAACTTGTATGCAGTTTGAAGAGCAATAGTAGCCTTAATTGCTTCTTGCTTATCAGTTTCTCCAAGTACCACCATTCTGGCTGCTTGCTTGGTGGAAGAAATTAATTGTGCTCCAGTCATACCTGCAGCAGCAAACTGTGCTGCAATATCAGAAACCTCTACAGAACTAACTCCTAGTTCGTGACCCAATTCTTTTGCTAAACCTAAAACATCTTTTCTAATAGAATCAAGCATTGCCTGTGTTGGTTTTGACAGACCTACTCCATAAACTTTTGCTAATCTAGTAAGATTCTCGTCAACAGTCTTGTATAGACTTGCAGTACCTGCTGCAATCATTGTTAGAGGCATTGCAAGCCCGTAGGTTAATTGTCTACCTGCCCACTGTGTATTTTTACCCCAGTTAATTACACCAGTCGCTGCTTGCTTCATAGCAGCATTTTGAGCGATCAATGCTTTTGTATAAACTTCTGTTCTTAATGTAGAATTTGTTAAATCTACTTTATGTGACGCAAATACCTTTGCCATACCGCCACCCATAGTATAAACTATGGAATTAGTCAATGCGACCTGTCGCTGTGCTAATTGATTATATAAGTTAGTTGAATTTGAAACAGACTTTGTAGCCTGACCAAAGTCTGCAAGAGTAGCACGACCTTTGGCAAGTCTCTGACCTAAATGTTCTGCTGCAGATGATAGTGAAACAACCTTGGAGGTAAATGCTCCAGTGCTTGTCATTGTTTTAGAGAATGCTGAACCTAACTGTGACAGTTGTTGTTTTGATAAAACCTGTCCAGTTTTCCCTAGCGTAGCGTTCATCGAATTAATTTGAGCCTGTAGAGACTTTAATGATGCCTCTAACGGCTTAAAATCACCTAACGCTACTACATTAAGTTCAATATTCGCCAATGTTATTCACCTTCTGATTCATATCCTAGACCCATTCCGACACCAAAGCCAGCCTTAAAGTCTTTCAATGAAGCAGCATCTTCCTGTTCCCCATTATTTTGCTCAAGGTCAATACCTTGAAGTGCTGCCAAGAAAGTTCTGTTTTGAGATTCTTTCTCTCTGACGGCACTAAGTATAGAAATTAACTCTTCCATACTTAAATTTTCTTCTAAGTCTTCGAAATTTCTCCAATGACCCAGAAGAAAAACTTCTGATTCCAGAGTGGCAATATCTAGTTCATTCCAGCGAGTGCCACTCCCACGAGATTTGGGTCGCCAGTCTTTAAGCCTCCTGCGACCTCAAGGATCTTTAACATTGTGGGAATTGTTAGTAATTCTTCAATTTGTTCTGAAGTAAAATCTGCATACTTATCTGGATGCAAACCCTTTAGGCATACTTCTGCTGCCTCTAAAAAGATATCCATTGCTTGATCTTCATTTTCAAGATCCGCATTTTCCATCTGCTTGATTACACCCATAAACTTTCTTAGATGCTTAATAGGTAATGGTTTAATTGTAATTGTGTCATTATTTTCTAGTTGAATTTCAATTGTGTCATACACGCTTGTAGCCATTTTTTTTCCTCCTGTAAGGTACTATAAAATTATACCAATAATATTGGTAAATACATAAATAAAGAAAAGAGCCATACATAATGTATGACCCTTTTCTATATTAAGTTATAAAAGCCTAATTATGCTCCGTAAACACGATCAATGATCTTGCCGTATTCTGAACCATCATATGCTTCATTGTCGTCTGGAAGACAACGGAATGTAACAGGGAATACTGTTGCATCACCACGCTTCAAACCATGAGATACTGTATCCATAGATACAACTCTTCGTGCAAGATATACACGCTCTTTCTTTACGATTGTTGATCCATCAATGAAGTCTGTTCCTGATGTTCCTTGACCCTTACCCAATTTAGATGGGGCATTGCCAATTGCAACAAGTGTTCTTTCAACTGGATTAGTTCCTAATGCTCCACCAGAAATATTAAGTGTTGCGTTAGAGTTTGCACTTGATACTGATAAAGCAGGAATGCTCTGTTGGGTTGAACCAGAGTACGCAAGTACTGAGTCTTCCTGTCCGAATGCTACCTGCATATTTTCAAGTGTTGCTTCAGAAAGAGTTGTCTTTAGTGTAACCTTTAGACCCTGCTTGAATAGACGAGCAGCATCTAGTAACTGATCTACAGCGACTTCGCCGTAATCTGGTTCATAAGATAACTCTAAACCTTCTGTTGTGTAACCCATGTTTCTCCAGTTAGTTGTATCGGCACATAGTGTTGTTCCCACTGGTGTACCTGCTACTGGAGTGATATTTCCTGGTCTTGTTACGCCAGTTCTGCTGATAAATAGATCAGCAGCACCAACGATGATATTTTTTACATCTGCCATTTTTTATTTTCACCTACCTTTTTTTTATAATAGTTTCTTTCTTGGTCTTACTTCCTCATTTAAATGATACCAGATTTATCTAGTATTACAAAGAAATTACTTAAATCTTCCATTTGCATCTAAAATTCTGGAATACTTATATGTTATATTGATTTCTGACATTTGTCTTCCACCTTCTTCTTCGAATGGGGTGGGACTTGATGCATCCTTTAATGTAAAAGTAAAGAATTTAAAATTAGTATTAGCCCCTTGCCAGATATTTAAATCTCTAGCACTTTCATCCATTCTTCTATATAAATCAATTAAGAATTGACTTATCTGAATTATCTTACTAAAGTTTGATGAAACTATAGTAAATGAAATTGTTTCTTGACAGACAAACCAGTCATCTGAATATGAAACTAGGTCATAATCATAAATAATATATGGCTTGTCTCCAACTAAATTGTTGAATTCTGGAACTTGCTGTACTGGAATAATTGGTAGCAATGGCTCTATGAATCCATCAGCAATATAATCATATTCTGAAAGAATGCCCGCTTCAGTTAATTTTGCCCATGTGTAGGACCTAATTTTTCCAAATGCTGTATCATTATAGTCTACGGTCATAGTATTTTAATCCCCTTTGAATATGAATCTGTTACTCTTTTTACAACTGTTGATGTTCTTGCAGAGCCAGCACCACGAACATTTAATTCCCTTGCTAATTCTTTTTCTAGTCTCGTTAGCATTCCACATCCTTGAAGTGACATAGATATGTTAACTGGATTTCTAAACCATGACAACATATGCTCAGTAAAAGACCCTCTTACCTGTTTGCCACCAGGATTATTAATTTTTACAGATTTAGGTTTTGATACAAAGGTTACTTTTCCATTATTAGAAAAAACTAATGCTTTTGCACGAACTGGTCTAATTGTTAATGGCTTTCCATCTTCCATAATACTTGCTTTATCTTTAAAGATATATCTTGACTTAGCAGACTTTCCATACTTTCCAGGAACTAGTAACTCTTTTGCAATTGGAACCTGTTTAGTTGATCGTAAAAATGTACTACTAATAATCATTCTTCCCCCAGAAACTGAATCTCTATTTAATCTAAAAAGTCTGGATGACTCACGACCTACATTATTCCATTCATAAATATGATGAAATGCTTTTGGATTAGATACTGCAGTTAAGTGTGTTTGTTTAATAAAGTCTTTTCCAGCAACG